CCCTCCCGCCGTAGCTGGCGCGCAGCTCCTCGGCGGCCACCAACGTCATGCCGCGGAGCGCCTGGATCGAGCCCTGCTGCCGCGAGAAGGTCACGGCCTTGCCCCCGCGGCGGACGGTCACGGTCGCGGCCTTGCGGCCCTCGTCGATGATCGGGGCATATGCCACGTTGTTGGCGAGGTGCACCACGTCGCCCAGGCTCACGGACTCGGCCTTGCCCTGGTTCGCCGCGATAGTGGCCGAGCCGGACTGGTCCTTGGTCGGCGGCACGCCCTGGGGCGTCGCATTGAGCCCGAGCTGCCAGCCGCCGCGAAGCCGCCCTCCAGGGATGCGCCGGCGCTTGCTCCCGGGCTTCGGCGGCAGCCGCACGGGCGACAGGAGCACGACGCGAGTCAGCGCGTCCAGCGCGAGCCGGCGCACCAGGATCAGGTAGCGCAGCTCGAGATTGTCGCCCTCGTCCGACAATTGGAGGCTCAGGTCGCGGAAGCTCACGTGGACAGCCCCAGGACGAAAGCCGCGATCAGGTCGCCCGAGTAGATCTTGCCCACGGAAACGATGCGCCGCTCCCGACCGTCGAAGCGGACGATCTGCTCGACCTTGGGCTCGAACGTAAGCCCGAGCGCAGGCACGAGCGTGCCAAGCGTCTCCATGAGCTTGTCCGGCTCACCGTCGCGGCTGATCTGGTACTGGCTGGGCGGCGAGCACTTAACCGACACCCACTGGATGGACAGCGGCGTGGTCACGCCCGACGCGACGTCGTACGCCTCGGTCGTCACCCTGAACTCGATGGCCTTGCCGAGCTCCTGGACGATATCCAAGACCTCGGGCCGGATCTGGTCGTCTAGCTCAGTCACGAGCGCATCACGCTCCCGCTGCCACCACCCGCAAGGAGCGGCGAAAGCATGGACGAGACCAGGGCGATGATGCCGCCGGCCGCGCCGATCTTGGGGAATCCGCCAGAGCTGAGCGCTGCGGGCTCTGCGTACTTGGTCCGCCGCTTGATCGGGCCGACCTCGACCTCCTGCTCGACGATCGCTTGGTTGTCGGTCGTGGCGCTGCCACCGAGCGGCACGAGCGGAGCAGCAGCAGCAGCAGCCGCAACCGTCGCCGTGGCGCGCCGCAGCTCAAGCGGGACCGCCCCCTCGATGCTATTGCCGCGCTCATCGTAGGCGTACTGGCGCGGCCAGTTGAGCGATTGCCCGCTGGTGGCGATGTAGCCCTTCCAGCGAGTCACGAACACGGCATCCAGGTACTGCGTAGCCTGGCGCAGCTTGTTTTCCTTAGCCGACGTTGCAAGAGCCTGCCACGCGGAAGGGTCAGCGACCCACTTGCCGATGTAGTCGTCCGCATCGGCCACGCTGATGTAGCTCTCTGCACCAGCGACCGCGGAGCCGTCTTCGACGATCAGAGCCATCAGAGCACCTTGACGTAGGGGGCCTGCTCCATCGACTGGTCGAGCCAAGCCCAACGGTCTTCGTCGGTGGGCGCGGTCTCGCCAGGCCCGGTCAGCACAAATGCCGACTTTGCGTCGTGGACGTACTCGGCAGGGAACTCCGCTTGGAGCGCTTGCAGCACGGTCTGGATCGACATCACGGCCTCGGGCGGGTGATCCTCGGTTAGGACGTTCCACATGCCGCTGTAGGTGTAGGGTCCTTGGAACGCCACGCTGCCGGTGTTCTCGATCCAGACGGGCATCGAGGCGTTGTCGCGGCGCGCCTGGGCCATCTGCGGGCTGTTCGCCTCGATCATCCAAAGCGCCGACGATTGGCGCATGTTGATCAGGCCAGAGAAGAGGTTGGCCGGGTTCGATGCGTTGACCGCGCCGCCAATCGTCTGCGCCGCCACACCGAAGCCGTTGCTCCAGTGGCGCAAGAAGCGAGTGTGCAGCCAAGCCGGCGGGCTCGAGATCGAAGCGCGGCCCATGAACGCGGCGACGCGCGTCGGGGCCCTGAAACGCTCGATCGTCGCGGTCGAATCGCCGCGCTGAGGGCCGAACACTGCGAAGCTGCTAGCAAGGAATCCCGCGCTCTTTGCCCACAGCGCCGCGCGCCGCGGGCTCCGCGACAGGTCGCCAACCTGGAACGTGGCGAAGTGTTGCAGGCAGTTCACCACGTCGCGTTCTGCGCAGCGGCGCGCCATCTTCGCCGGATTGCTGCTATCCAGCGTCAGCACCTCGCCAGGGCCGAGGTTCCACTGCTGATAGTCGAACGCCCCCTGGCCCAAGATCGTCGGCGAGTGCGGCGTATAGCCGACCATCACCACGGCATCCCCGGCCTTGTAGCAGAGCCCCAGCTCGCCACCAAGGTCAGGGTCCCAGCCATCGGGCAGCGTGCCAGAGCCAGGCAGGAAGCCGCCGCCTTGGAGCACGTACACGCGCCGACGGCCGCCGGTGTCCGGCTTGATCGTCGGGTCGTAGTAGACGCGCGCTTGCTGGTTGGCAGTCAAGACGCCCGACGGGTCGTAGGCTACGACGTGATTGGGTCGAAGAAGTGCCATGCTCAGGCGGCAGTGATGTCGAGGACGCCGGCGTTGGTGACCCGCAGCGCGTAGCGCGTGCCGTTTGGGCTGCGGAGAATCAGCGGGCCATTGCTGGTGTGGTTCTCGACCGAGCCCGTGGACAGCGCGAACGTGAACAGGACGGCGCCGTTGCGCTCGAGCGTGATCGCGGTCGGCGTAGTGCGAAGGCGCACGTCTCCGAAAACTCCAGACAGACCGTCCACTTGGATGCAGTGCTCGGGAGCGCCGCCAGTGCCAACGGCAACGGCCGACTCGCTGACCTTGGCGCCGGTGCCCAGGTTGACGCTGACGAGGTGCGCGCCGTCGAACGCGAGCGCTTGACTGAAGAGGGCGCCGACTCCAGTGCCACCCCAGAGCTGGTTCACCACCGTGCCCAGGGAGTCAGAGATCGCGGCGCCCGAGAAGCCTGCCCCGCGGAGGTTGTTGCCGAACTCGAATTCGCAGCGGCGGCCGTTGACTGTGACGTAGCGCGCGCGCGGCAGCGTCGGGAGCCCTTGGCGCGCGTTCGTCGTGGTGCTGGTGACGTTTTGGCGCGCCCGGTCGATGGCACCAAATGCGCGGTGCCCAAGCTCGCGGGCAGCAGCGCCGGTGTAGTGGATCGCGTCCGCTTCGCTGGCAAGGCCGCCGCTCTCCACGTAGGCGCAATAGGGCACGTCGCGGGCGACCACGCGCTTGGCGGCCTCGATGGCAAAAAGGATCGACTCGGGCAGAGTCGGCGCGAGAGTCGGCGCCGGGATCGCGGAAGACGCCGTGCCGGTCAGCGTCCGCGGCATCTCCAGGATGAGGAACGGCTTGTGCGTATGGCTGCCGAACGCGTCGTTGATGATCGCGCCGCCGCGCAGATCGTCGATCAGGCGGATCAGCTCTGCGCTGTAGATTGCCTGCGTCTGCGCCGCCGTGTTGCCGGCGTTGTGCAGGTTCACAGCGTCGTTTTCGCCCTGGCACCAGACGAAGCCTTCGAGGATGCACCCTTGACCGATCGCCGAGTTGATCCTGGCGACAATGCGATCGCGGAGATTGTTCGCCAGCTTGTAGGTGCTGCCCGGGCTTGCACAGTTGCGCGCGGCGAGCGCGCCGGTGAAGCTCGAGCCGCCGATCGCGCCCATCGAAGCGACAAGACGCGCCTCCGTGTTCGTCCGCGCGAGCGACTGCATGAAGCTCATCGCCGGCGAGACGTTGATGTTGGCGATACTCCAGAGCGGCTCGTACTCGGTCGAGTTCGGCAGGTAAAACGGGAACGGGTAGCGCGCGGGGACGATCGCGTCGTCGACGTCCTGGCACTCAATGTTCGGCAAGAGCTGGTCAATGGTCAGCACCGACCGGCCCGAGTTGTAGCCGACCATGTTACTTTGACCGAGGAACACCCACAGGCGCCGCGGGGTCTCAGAGCTGGAGGCCATGAAGCGCCAGAAGTCGATCGGCGCGCCGGCCTCGGGGATCAGGACGTCTGCCATGGGTCAGTCCGCGTACAGCTCGACGGCCGTGGTAAGCAGCTGGTTGGGGCTCAGGATCAGCGAGTTGCCGAGCGCCAAGAAAGGCGCCAGGCCGTGCCTCGATATGGCGAGGAACGGCACGAAGGCCGCGATCTGCCCGGGGGCGTAGCTGAGCCACGCCTCGTTGACCGAGGTACGGCACAGGCCGCCGTAGGGCGTGGCGTTGATGAGGTTGTTCGCCAAGAGCTGGTAGCCAACGACTCGTTCGCGGGCGATCGGCTCTATCGGGCTGCTGCGCTGGCGCCAAGCGATTGACTGGGGCTGGCTGTCGCCGCCATTGCTGAGCGGGTAGCGGACGCGCAGATAGAAGAAGCCATCACGGCGGCGGAAGCGCTCGATCTCGCCCAGTCGGCTGTAGCGGTTCGCTGTCGCCGGCGTTGCCGCGGTGGTGCTCAACACTTCGGCCCAGCTCCCGAAGAGCGTGGTGAAGTCGTTAGTCACAAGCGCTTGGCGAAGCAGCAGGCCAGTCTGCGCAGCCGGCAGCGTCTCGATCGTCACGTCGAACTGAGGGGTTCCCGAGTGCTCGACGCAATAGATGCTGACGATGTTCAGGCGGCTGTCGCGGCCGTCGTAGCGCCCCGAGCGGATGCGGAAGCTCGAAGGCCAGCGCACCTGGAAGTCCCCTTGCAGTTCAAGCACAAGGCGGGCGCCGCGGAGCGCGTTCGAGACGGTGAACTCCGTGTTCGAGGCTAGGATCTGCGTGCGATACAGCGGCCCAAAGAAGTCGATGACGCTGCCAAAGAAGGTCGTCTTCGGCTGCGGGCCAGCGAAGGCCTTCCACTTGGAAGACCCGAAGTCGAAGCCGTAGTAGGCGTCCACAAGCGCTTGGCTCGGCGGAGTCGTGGGCGCGGTGACGGTCTGGTTGACGAAATTCTCAAGCGCAATCCAACGAGGCGGGCGCGGGCTCTCGCCAACGCGGCGCAGGTGGCCGAATGCCCCGTTCGTGCCGTACTTCGTGCAGTAGCTGTAGACCCCCACAAGATCGACGCCAGCAGCAAGGCTCGTGGCGAAGAACTGCTCGTACTGGTCGAGCATCTGCACGTCGTATAGGGCTTCCTTGACGACCTCCACCTGCGCGCCGTTCGTCGGGATCGGGGACGTGCCCCCCTCGTAGTAGATGTACTGGAGCCCGCGGGACGATGAGCGCGCCTTGTGGTCTGCGATCTTCGCGCTGACCGTGCCGTTCAGGTCGGTCTGCATCGAGTTGATCGTGTTCTGCGCGTTCGCCAGGCCGCCAGAGTTGTCACCCCAGTACGGCGCAGTGGCGAAGGCCTCAGCGTTCGAGCTTGCCGACTCGAAGTCGAGGATCGTGTTGTTGTTCGAGTCGTCGCCTTCGTGGTGGCCGCCGATTACGCGCTTGACGCGCGCAGGGTTCGAGAATCGGGCGCGGAAGATCCCAAGCACCTGCCGTGCGCGCCGCGAGTAGAACTTGAGCCGTGCCTGGTATGCGTTTGCGTCAAGGCTAAGCGCGAGGCCTTGGGTCTCGCAGTAGGCGCCCTGGCCGTCGCTCGCGTCCCAGTCTGAAAAACCAGGGTTGAAGTCAAATAGCGAGTTCCAGATCTCGTTGGAGTACTCGACCCATACGTTGATCTGCGGATTCAGCGTCGAGTTGATGAGGTCCCCCATCGACTGGACAGCCGCGTCCGTGTACTTGTGCGGGATGCAGACGTACAGATCGTCCCCGGTGCGATTCGCCAGGTCGATCAGCAGCTCCAACGGCACGCCGCGGCGCGTGGTGTAGCGTGCGCTGGAAAGCGTCGCGCGGTCGCTCCAGTTGGCGTACGGGTGATAGTTGATCCGCTGCCAGTTCATTACCCGCTGGCACGAGAACGGCGCCATGTCGATCAGGAACGCCGGGTCCCACTGGTTCGCGGCGAGCGTCCCCTCGAACTCGGTGCGCGTGACGACGATATTGCGGACCGGGTTCCCCGCGTCCTGCTCGTCGATCCCCAGATAGATGCCCGCGCCGGTTGCCGCCGGGACGCTGAACAG